TAGACGGCCAATCGGTGCCCAAAACAACCGGGCCCATGGTCAGCACCCACTCAACCGCGGGCTGTAGCTCAAACGCCCACAGGTAGGACTTGAGCCGCCCCATGTTAGTCACGGCCATTGCTCCACCACGCACCGATGTGCCCATCTGGCGGTCCGTGTCGTTGTCGTTGTCGGTCCACTCATCGAGCTGAATCGCAGCGTCGTAGATCCTCAGCGCCATGGATTCATCGGCCGTCGTCTGTATCGGCGCGCAGCGGAGAAAGTTAGCCCAGCCGTTGCCGACGCACGTTCCATAGTCGCCCTGGTCCAGATTCTTAGCCGCAATCGCCCAGGTCTTGCGCGTCGGCAGGACTACTTCCGTTGCCGGCGGTAATAGCCGGCGCATGAGATACTGCTTGTCGCGCTCGTCCTTGGACACACGACGGCCGAAGGCCCCCGTTTTTGCCATGTTGTCTCCTATGCCGAGAAAGCCCAACCTAGTTATTTATCCACTGCATCATATTGATCGGCCAGACCACGCAATAATCCCGCAAGCGCGGGTAGCGGGATATTTCTACTGATGACGACTTCCGCTTTGTCCGGAAACATTGCGATCACGTAAAACCCGATCGGATTGCGATTGAGTAAATCCGCAATCTCATAGCGCATGTCCGGCCGATCGCCTTCGCGCAAATCGATCACTTCTTGCCGCCCTTTTTTAAGGCGTCAAGCCGCCCATGTATGGATTGTAGCCGCTCGATCTTGGCGAGCATGTCATCTATGGTCTTGAGCAATTCCTCCGATGCAGCCGCGTCCGGCGGCGGATCGGCATTGAGCTGCTCCTGGCAGTGCTCAATCTGGTCCTCTGCCTTTGCGATCATCTTTGCTAGTTGGTCATTTTTCGGTGCCATTAGTTTTCTCCTTTTCTATTTTTAAAACTCTAAATGAAACTCGAAACGCGGCTTATGCCATGTGTCCCATTCGATGGGCCGATAATAGGCGGTGTAAACGCGCTTACTCATGCCCGGGACGCGCACAATAATTAAGTGGCCGGCGATGGTTAGCCTGAAGATCATTTAAACTCCGGCTGAATCAGCCGCACTACTGCGTCCAAGTCCTCTTCGCTGGTCCACTCCACTTCGTCATCGGACGTCACAAAAGTATCGATGCTACGGCAGTTGAAGTGAAGCGGCGGCTGAAGTTTTACGGCCCTCGGGTCATCTTTCTTAAACGTGATGCCGTCGGCTAGCTGACAGACCTCCGTGGTGCGGAAATCTAAAATGCTGGAATGCTGAAAGCCGACCACATAGTCAGCCGCCGCATCGGCTACCGCCGCACGACCCTGCGCTACCGCCGTTGTGGACTCCGTGCGCACTATGTTCTCCAGCCGGTAAGGCTTCAGTATGTCCTCTTCTGTGTCGCTTATGCCGGATGGCTCAATCTTGGTCGGGTCGCCGATCCACGGCTCGAAGATAGAGCGCAGATCCCCCATGGCCTCGTTCATGGTGCGCCCGCCCTTGAGCGTCTCGAAAATACTAAACTTGGCGTCACGGGTAAGCTCGTCGTCGACTATGCCGCGTATGAGCAGTGCGCGGTTGTGAAAGTAGTTGCCGGCGACGTCGGGACGGAAGGCGACGGCGTAGTCTTTGTTGTGACCCAATTCTCTTTGATATTCCTCTTCCAAATATCCTATGCCGTCCTCGTCACCAGCATCTATCAAGTTCTGCCTATTCTCCGCATACTTCTTCATCGTGAGCAGCTTGCCCTTAATTCTCTCCGGCAACTCCGCAATCGCCGCGTCGCGGTTACGCCGCCACACGTCCATCAAGAATGCCTCCACGTCCTTGGCAAACTCCGGCCCGGTGCTGACCTTAATGGACTGCGCAAACTCGGCGCTGAGCGGCCCGGACTGCGCCTGGCGCTCCACCAAATTCACCAGCGAGTCACGCGCCTCGGCAATATAGGCGCGAAGTTTATTGGCCAGCGTGACGGCGTCGGTGTCGTAGATTGCCTTGATAGCGGCAAAGTCGGTGCGGGACTCAGCGGCGGTGTGGTTGCGCTGTGCCGTCCGCTGTACATCGTACGTTGTATCCGTGGGCAAAAAAATATTGCGCCCACGCACTTCCCGATACTTGTCATACAGCTTTAGCCCCACACTGCCCGGCGTCATGTCCAGCGCGCCTAGCCATGGGTCTAAGCTATTCATGTAATCCTTGCCTTGCTTGTGCGCCGCAAACTCCCAGCTATGGTCAAGCCGCGTGGCCTCGCTGTACGCCGTGTCGCTGTCCACGCCCTGGCTCTCCAGCCACCACTGAAACTTGCGCCGCTTTTCTTCCAAGTCGGTGAAGTCAAAGCCCATCAGCGCCATGCGGTAACCGTAGCCCTTGGCGGCCGTGGCGTAGGCGTAGTGCTCCGTCTTCTTGGGCGGCGCATGCCGTGGCTGCTCGCGCTTTAGCCTGAGCTGGCTTAGCTGAATGAGCTGGCTTAGGAATTGGTCAGTCTGCACGGAGCGTCCTCACGTACTCTATCAATTCAGCTTCCTGCTCCTCGCTAAACGCCGCATAATTCTCCGCCCCCGGCTTTGTCGGCGGCGGTTTCTTGCTCGGTGGCTGGTTGCCATTGCCGTTGCCATTAGGCGGTACCGGGCCGCCGTTGCCATTCGGCCCGACCATGGGCATCGGCCCCATCTTGGCCATCTCAAGCTCGTTGTCCATCTTGGCCTGCTCTATCTCTTCTTGCTGGTCGGTGATCTCCTGCGGCAAGGGCTGCATGTTGATCAAGTCGCGCAGCGCGTTCTCGTCCTCCGGCCCCTTGGTGAGCGCCCCGGCGGTTAGGCCCATCAGGAATAGCTGATACTGGTTCTGCTTGGCCTCTTCGGTCACTTCCTTGAATTTGAAGCATGGGTATTGGCCGTGCTCGATCTCGTAGTTGAAGTCCAACAGCGGCTTTACGATCTGCTCATTAATGGCCGTCTGCAGCTCGCGCCGCAACTGGCTGATGATCATTAAGAATATGTCAAACTCGGTCTGCGAGCGCGCCAGGCTCCCCACCTGCTGCTCGCTACTCATGCCCATCAACGACGGCATCAGGATGGCCATGCGGATCAGCTGGTCGCAGTAGTCAAGGACGATCTTGTACTGGCTGCCCACATCCTTGCTCGGCTCCATGAGCTTTAGCTCTATGGACTTGGGCAGCACGATGCCGCTACGGCTTTGCAGATTCTTGAGAAATGACTCCAGGTCGGAGCGCTGGTCGGCCTGCAGCTCCGTGCCTTCAAACGACGCAATGGCGATCGGCTCGGCAAAGCGCTCCATGCTGATAGGCAGGACGCGAAACAGGTTGGTCTTGACCCACCACGAATTGTAAGCCGCCTTCAAGTCCGACTCGCCATAGAAATTTTGAAACGAGTTGGCGTGGGAATAGATGACAAACTTGTCAGCGGGCATCTTGACCATGTTCTGCCACACGCCGTTCTTGGTCAGATCGCCCGCGCTGTCCACCTCGAACTGAAGCTCGTCGGGCGGGCGGGTGCGCAGATTCTTTAGTCCCCACTTGCCCTTGAACGGGCCATAGTCAATCGACCAGTATTCTTTCTCGCTACATGAAAAGCCGTAGGCCAGGCCCGTCAGTATGTCCAGGATCTTGCCATCGAATGATCCCTTCATCTCGTTGAAGTTGAACTCGACAAAGTCTTTGTACTCCGTCAGCGTCGTATCCGATGCCTCATCGGTATCGGGTAAGTGGACTTCCCAGCCGGTGGAGAGCACGGCAAACTTCTTGGCCGATAATGCCGCCTTTACCTGCTCGTCCCGGAGCATGTCGCGGTAAATCTTGATGCCCTTGCGCCGTGCCAGATCGTCGGGGTTGTACGGCGTAGGGATAAACGACCGCCCGCCAAGCGCAAAGGCGCCAAAGTAGCTGCCCGTGGACGACACCACGCCGAGCGGCGGGCGTGCTTGCTGGTAGACCGCCACGCCGTTGCCGTTAGCGGCGGGTAATGCAGGCTTAGTCTTGCGCTTTTTGGTCTTGGTCTTGGGCATCTTTTTTCTTTACTTGCCGATGCTTATAATTATCCACAGGGCCTCGGAGCGGGCGGGCCGCCCGTAATGTCATCGGGGTACGTGGCCACCCGCTCCTTCTCTTGTCTTGGCTTCAATCTATATAACAGTCCATCGGTTTAGGTGGTGGGGGCGGCAATTGCCCCTTCTTCAGTTGCTTAGGTTTTTTCGGCTTACGCCGATACAGTTTCTTCCGCCGATTGTATGCGTAACTCATCACCAATCCGGCCTCAGTCTCTCGCCTACCATAATTATTTGCTTCGTGTTGATTGCCGGGACGCCGGTTAGATAATTAAAGCTGCCCGTAATGGCATCGACTATATCGTCATGTCCGCCGCCGGGGAATACTTCGAGCTCATCAAGCGCGTCGTGGTTCCATCGCCCGCTGAGCATGCAGACGTTGCCACGCTCAGCCTGTGCGGCAAGGGCGCTAGGGCGTATTTCCTTTGGCCCTGTGACGCGGTCGCCTTTGAAATCGTACCCGGCCAGTAGACGAGTATAATCGTCAATCACCCGAATCCCACTAGCACCGGGCTCTTGCTCCATTCGGATTACCACATGGCCATACCGATCACGGTCCAAACGCGCCGTCTGCAGGATTAAATCTTCTACGCCCTTGGACGTGAGCCTTACCCGCTGGACATCAATGACAACAAAGTCCTTGCCGTGCTGGCCCACCAATGCGCCCACTGTGTAGTCCGGATCGTTATCGCCATTGGATTCAGTGCCGGCCAAATCCCAATAGCGGCAAAAGCGCATCTGCGACGGCGCCACATCGATGATCTTGAACCACTGGCGCATGAACATGCCGGTGGCCTGGATCTCCCAATCGCCCTTGAGCAACTGCGCGGAGCGGACCGGGCCTAATTCGTCTTCCAGGTTTCTTTTATATTCCTCGCTCTCGCGCAAATAAGGATTGTCATCAATGAGCGACGGGACAAATATCCTGTCCTCGCGCGTCGTGGCATCCACATACCGTTGCTTCACCCATAACCGGCCCACGCCGTTAGGGTTGGACGCCGAGCGCATGCGCAGCGGCACGCCCGATGGCGGATTGCGCAGTCGTGACCACATGAAAGAAATGTCCGAGTAAACAAACTCGGTCACCTCGTCTACGTTGATCGAATGAAACTCCGCCGACTGATAGCGGTCCAAGTCCTTGCTGGTTTCGAGAAAGCCGAAGATCAGCCGTGAATAAGTGCCGCCGCCGGTGGGAAACCAATACTCCTTGCCGTCCTTGCGCCGGTACTCGGGCCACCATTTGTTGGCAACGTCCATCAACGCGCCGGGCAGTGACAGCTCGCTGAAGGTACGGCGCAGTACGAGCGCGTTATAACCGGGCACGTCGAGAAACTGAGCGGCGGCCATGAGCAAAGCTATACTTTTTCCGCCGCCGGCTGATCCTCCGTAGAAGACATCCTTATTGGCTAATTTTAGAAACTCCGCCTGCTTGTTGGTGGGCTCGGTCGGTATGTATTTATTTAGCCGCGGCTTGAGCGTATCGCCCTCGCGCACGCAGGTTAGCGGTATGAGCGACTCGGCGGGCTTCAGTAATAGCCGCTCCACGTCCTCGGCCTTGAAGCGTTGTCCCCAGTCGCGCTTGACTGCGCTCCAGTCTATCTGGTCAACGGTCAGATTCATCGTGTCCATTGCCGCTAGTCACAGCGTACTGCTGGAATACTTCCGCCGGCACTATGCCCGCCTCCACCAATGCCTT